GTACCACCAGTTGTTATGCTTGGGGTTGAGAGAAATACAGGATCTGATTCTAAATATCCATCACCACTAACAATTAAGTTTGCCGCAGTATATCCAGTTCCAAGATTTTCAATAATAACACTCTCAATTCCACCAGCAGAATAAAACTGCTGTGTCAATGCTGTAACAACAGGCATCTGATCATCAGTTAAAAATTTCTGCCTTAACGCAATTGGAACACTGTACATAAACTTCCATGTATATCCATCAGCTAGTGTAATTGGAAGAATTTGGGTACCGATTGGTCTATTAGTTGAAGGTGCATTATTATTGTTGTCGAGACATTTGTAGACGTTGTATTCATCTGTAACAACATAAAATTTTGAATCTTCAAGTTTTTGATACTCATTTGCAGACTTGGCAATATTTCCAACAATAACTGCGCCATAACCTTGACCACCACCAACGAGAGTGACAGTTGGAGGATTTGTATACCCTGAACCTTTCTCAGTCATCGTATGACCAACAATTTGGCCGCCGACAATATCTACAGTGGCAGTTGCTTGTGTTCCATTTAGTAAATCTGGCAGACCAATTACAACGGTAGGCACAAGTGTAAAATCTGCACCGCCATTAATTATATCAAGACCCTGGACTTGCGTTGAGTAGGAATCATCAAAAATATCATAAACAGCGCTTGATTCCCAGTCAATTCTTGGAACAACCAACGCCACATCTGATGGATTAATTTGTTTCAGTGTAATAATTTCGTTTCTAGTATCTAATTCATACTTGTACGAATCTGTTGGGAATGGTGGCGCTTCTTCCTCTGGCCATGAAAGTGTCTTGCCAAGAAAATAATAATATTTTGAAGTGCGAGATACTACCTCTTTAAACAATCCTTCAGCGATTGTTTTATGTAAGAGAGTTTTTAAAAGAGATGAAGAGGTAGTCGTCATGTTTTACCTGAAAAATTAACTTACAGTTACAACCCATGTAACAGCAATAGAATCGCCTGCAGCTTTAGCTACTGAAGGAAATGTGGTGCGACAGAGCATAGTGCCACCAGATGAAGCATTAAAAATAGCTGCTTCTTGAACACCTGGAGATGTTGAAGTACCAGTTCCTGCTGGGAATGTAGCAGTATAAGTGATAGTGTTGGTTGATACAACAGCTGCTGTCAATACTACACGTCCACCTTCAGTTCCAAGCTGTGTATCGGCAGCTAGAGCAGAAGTTGAACTTGTACCAATAGCCATGTGTGTCATTGAAACTGGACTATTGGTTGTAGCAGCAATTTTGGCTGCGATATGATTTTTACCAGCAGTAACAACCAAATTTGGAACTTCAAATTCTTTAATTGTTTCGCCAGCTGCGTTTTTGTGAACAACATGGACCATGCCTGTTGCATTTAAGTTTTCAATATGTGTATTCATTTAGTGAATCTCCTGTTGAGTTATAATACCTAAGAGAATGTTGAATCTATGGTATTGTCGTAAATAATCGGGGTAATTGCAAAATAACCACCAGAACTGTATGGGTTTACTGCAACATATCCTGATTGTGTAAAATTGCCGATAGTATTATCCTCAAGATATTTAGTCATACCTTTTGATGATATACTGTCAGTTGGTGTATTTAAAGTATCAACTAATGCCTTGCCGATATGTTTAGCGGTAATTGCATCAGTTGGAGTAGATAGAATATCAATAATATTCTTGGTAAGGACAACTAAAATTGATTCAGCAACATTGGTAACCGAATCCGCCAGTGGTTTTGATATTAAAAAATTGATATTATCTTGTGGGGTGTTTATAGAATCAGACAACGATTTCCCAATTCTACGTGTCATTGCCTCAACAACAATTTGCTCATCTTGCAAAAATTTGTTAAAATCAAAGTGTATGGAAGAATCAAGTAGAAGGATTCCTGATCGTAGTGTAATTGCCAGAATTTTAACAAGAGATTCAAGATCGACAGAAATATCGAAGTTATTTTGTATCTCAAACTCACCAAATAACTTCATACCTGCAGGGTGAACCATTGTTTTTACTGCAGTTTTATATGACGCTAGACGCTCATCAATCTTTAATGCGTACGAGAATACTTGGTAAAAATTGCTGTCTTGGATATATATTGCATCATCCAAGAATCCATCATTACTAGCAAAATATCCTGGATATTTTGTTAATGATCCAAGTTTAATTTCTAATAATGCATTGGCAAAGGTTAAAACTTGGATACCAGATGTGGCTTGTGTTGAAAATTCTCTTATTGTTTCACCAGCATACGTACCATCCCAAGGATATTGGTATGCACCACTGACAATATCATACGCATAGTCAATTTTATTAATATAACCTTGTTCTGCATGACCAAGCATCAGCTCAGTAACAGATATCGCTCCAGTTGTAATGGCAGTGTTTGTTAATAAACTGTCATTTACACTTGTATAAAAGTCATTAGTTGAATTTAAGGTAACATTAAAATCTGTATCATAACCAATACCAAATTTAATAAACTCGGCAGAAAGTATCTCTCCATCTGCACCAACGCGAGTAACTTTAACGATGGATCTTACACCATTTCCGTTTTTTAATTCAAACAGTTGCCCAGCTTTAAATCCTGTGCCACGCTCAAGTATATTAAGTTTGGAGGTTGTTGAAACAATATTTCCAAGAAATATGTCTTTATATTTAATTTGGTCGCCAACAGCAATATCGCCAAAAAATTTCCTATCAATAAAAAATTCATATGTCGTATCTGATAGTTGAACTATTCTATCAATTTCAACTTCAACGTACTGTCTTCTATCAATAAGGACTTTGAAAACTCTGTCTGGTTTAATAACATCAACAAGTTTTCCGTCGATAAGATCTGGTGTTCCAATAAGAACATTAACAAAAATTGAAACATCTTGTTCCCACTTACCATCAGATGCTCTAAGCATCTGAGTGCCAGGATAAGATAACGAAACATTTTTATTATACAGTAATCTGAACAATAATTTAAACGAGCCAGAAGAACCCTTCGCTAGATATTGATCTTTGATATGCTGTAGTAAAAATCTCTCATCAACCTGAAGACCTTTTGGAAGATTTACTGCTAATTCTTTTTTGAAGTAATCAATAAAAGAATCAATTGTCTGATCCAAATCACGAACAGCTTTTAGGTCAACACCCTGTTGATCCAGATATTCATAATATGCTTCTACAAATGCTACAAATGTTGGGTAATCTGATCTAACAAATTCAGGTACCTGACTTGATACTAGAGAAGACGAATTAATACGCATTATGTTATGATCTACTGTTAGTAAATGTATAGTTGAATCCAGCGCCAAGATCACCAGCTGCAGCTTTGTCTGCAACAATATTAACTGTTAGGTGGTCGCGAGCTACTTCAACAATTTGATGCAATGCAGAAACAACATCGTTTGATTGTGGCTTCATAGAAATTTCAAAATCAATATCAGCTAAACCAGTAATGTTTAAATTACTTATTTGAATATACCCAGCGTCATAATCAACAGTTCCAATTATAGGATTTACGATTGTTTTTTGATAGTTGGTATCCAGCGTATATAATCTTATAAATCCTTGACCATCATCATCAAGATAGTGAATATCATTACTACCTTCAATATATAATCCTGTTGAATAGATTGCACCTTCTGCCATGCCTGAGGTGTACAGTGGGTTAACAATATTTAAAATATATTGAGCGCCGACATTATACTTAACAGTCAGTTTTCTTCTGAGAAGAACAGTGGTTGTGTTACTAACAATTGCTGGATCTGACATATCAATTAAACGACTCAGTTTAGAATGGCGGAAAACGCCTTCGAATCTTTTTAAATCAATGTCATCATAATCGAAAATTGCATTAGTTGCAATAGTTTTTATCTGACTTTCGGTTTTTGTCGTTTCATTTGGATTATAATAAACTGTAACATTAAGAGCAATATTAATATACTCAGGATCAACGATTTCTGGTGTTACTGAAACCATGTTCTTATTTGAAAGAACTGATTGTAAAATATAATTCTTCTCAAGAGTTGTTAATTTTGTGGCATCTCTTGGGCGAACACAAATATAAACTTTACCATAAATTGCTGGATAGTTGTCCTCCCCACCCCAGCATGCGACAGAAGCTGCCGCTGAAAATCCTGATAAAATTAATGTTTTATAATCTTCTGGTGTAACAGCACGATTTTGTGCAGCGTATAATCTTGGCGCATTAAATTTAATGCTGTCTAAATCTTCCGATACGTTTCCACCAGTAGCAACTGTTTTAGTTGAGATACTGGCAGTTCCACCAAGTAATACAGATCCACTACCCGTAGAACCATTGTAGGTAAACAAACGAGCACCATTTGGACCAGATAATCCAGAAACGAAATAATTGATAGTTACCACATTACCATTCAATAGTGATTTACCTAAAATATCATTACCGAAAGTTATTTCATACAAACCACCCTCAATTTCTTTTATAAAAAATACTTTGGATGTTCCATTAATTCCATTTACAATATTATCAGCTTTCGTGTACGATTTGAAATTACCAGAAGTAGCAGAATCTTGAACAATAACACGAACAGTTGATAGATCAACATTCTGATTTGGAATAATAAATTTCTGCCCAGCAGCAACGGTATAACTAAATGTTAGTGGTGTACCTTCAACGAGTTCAACATCACTAAACACGTACCCATTAACACCATAATTTGTTGTATATGATCCAATATTATAGAAAGTATATTGCTGTGAACCAACATTTGTTTCAAATGGTTGATATGCTGGCAAAGTCAAAACTGTTGGGAATGCTGTTGGACTAATAATTCTCATGTCAACAACTGCACGGGAACACGTTGCAGAGCGAGGAACATACCCAAGAGATTTAGCGAGAGAAACTACGCTTGCTCTTTTACTGGCAGAATCAAGAAAAGATTCATTTAAAGCAAGATTTTGATAAAGATTATTATAGTGCGTATTATAAGCCAACACATCCATAATTACAGAAAGACCAGAACCATCAAAGTCGTAATCTTTCCATTCGTCTTGTCCACGAAAATATTCTTTTAAATTTTCTTTAATTTTATCGAAATCTAATTCCGACACATTAATATTATTGTTTGTTATAGCCATTATCGTGTTCTCTCTAGTACTAAATTAAGACTCTGCGGCGTTTGTGTGTTTAGAATAGTAAATTCAATAGTAACTTCCACACTGTTATTATCACCATCAACAAAAGCAGAAACATTTGTTAAGTCGACTCTTGGTTCAAAATTGTCAATTGTGTTTCTAATTGCATGCTCAAGAAGAGCCGCAAGCATTGGGGATGCTGGCTCAAATAATAAATTATTAATCTGTGAACCAATTTCTGGATGAAACGGACGCTCATAATTAACTGTCATAATAAGATTTCTTACAGAAGTTTTTATCGCCTGTTCATCATATCTTTTAACAATATCTGCTGGATTAGAATACTTAAATGTTTGTTGTGTTTTATTTGCCAGAGCATTTTTATACATCAGTACATGTGTTGAATCAATAACCTCTTTTGCTTTACCGACATATACCCCACCAACATACATATTCCTCTGATTCATATCATATTTTGTGAATACAGTGTTTGTCCCAACAAGAATATTGCTCGTTGTTGAGGAAGTGATTAACCCAATACCATCGTTTTTTGTTGAAAAGATAGGTGATGGAATAAAGTTAAAATCTAGATCTGAGAAGGTTCGTGTGTTTCTGGCCATTTTATTATTTATCTTGTTTGTAAAAAGTTATTATTATTTCTTACTGGGTCTCCAGAATGAGTGTACGTCTCCAAAACTTGGAGACCATCCAGTTGGATACATTATGGTAACATCTCCATCATCTGGATTGTTTTTTGGTCCTTTAGTATTAACCACAGGAGTTTGATTGCCACCGCAGAAAGTTATCTTTCCTCCTTGTTTGACTTCATACACAAAAGCTATGTGACCAAACTTAAACACAGCCATATCTCCAGGCTGAACATCCTTAAACTCAACTTTTGTGGCACCCCACTTATCTGGTTTATCGCGAAGATCATATACCCATCCAGTTTGAACGTATCTATAACCACATTGTTTCAACGTCCATTGCGCAAATGCCATACACCAAGCAGTTTGATCAGATGCGTACGGTCCTGATGCTGGATATCCGATATCTGTCCACAGTCTACAAATATTTTTGTTACTGTCGGACGCTTTCTTTTGACCAGTTTCTCTCCAATAACCATTTTCTTTTGTGGCCAATAATTGTTTTGCTAAGAATGATGCAATATCTCCATCTCCACCACCAGAAATTAAACTTTTCCCATCTTCACCCTCTGACTTCGGTATAGGTGGACGATTTGGTTTAACACCAGCGTTGGCAGCCTCTTGGTTATAAAATTGCTTTGGGTTTTCCAAATATGCCGCTAGAGCTGCATCATTTTGATCTGATATTTCTTTCTTTAGTGTTATTGGTGGGGATGGTCTAACTGGAGTCAACAAGTTACTGAACTGATTGGCTTTCGACGCAACTGCCTCAGGTGGGGTAGTTTTTAAATAAGTTGTTTTAACTGCATCTTCTGCACCATCAACATCTTTACACTCAATACTGCTAGATCTTGCTCCATCTGCAGGACAAGTATATGACTTACTTCCTGGGAGGAAGCGATCATATGTATTTCCATAATACTTTAACCAATCACCCTCAAATCTTTGATTCGTAGCACCAGAAACCTGCTGATTAAATGAATCAGAAGAAAATGATAGAGTTTCTGCAGTTTGATTATATGTTCCAGAAACACTAACATTATAGTCTTGCACGATAGTTGTAATTGCGCTGGTTTTAACATAGGTATTTAAGTTATTGGCAGTTACATTAAAATCTTTTGCAACATTAAGATTGAAGTCACCACCAACTGTTAACCCCAAATCACCACCAACTCCAATGTCAGCCTTACCTTTTAGGTTGATCGTAGATGTTCCATTAACTTGAATATCGGCAGCACCTTCAACAAGAATATTGACACCATTGCCAACAGTTATGTTTGCTTTCCCAGTAATGTATATGAATCCATTTCTGTCGACAATTGTATACCCATCGCCCATAATTTTATTAACTTGAGAACCATTACCATCAATATCAATAAATGTTCCAGTGCGATGATATAAACTTATTGTTTCGTTATTTGGCGTATCATCCATAATAAAAAGATGACCAGATTCTGTTTCAGTAACTTTACAGTATGGATATTTTCCACCGAATGGCGCAAGAGGTTGGCTCCATGATTCGCCATCATTTGCGGCAGAAATAAACTTAGATCTGCGAGCGTCTTTAAATTCAACGGCAGTTTCTGATTGGACGCCACGTCCCATTCTATTTGTGTCTGGTTCGTCAAGAAGATTGCGCAGAGGATATTTGCCTGCTGGGTCAGAGAATCCAATAATAGAAGAATCGGATCTATCTTCTAAGATAGCAGCCTGTTTAGAGGGAGGCATATCTTTAACTTGTTCTGGAGTATATTTTGTATCAGTATCTGCAGTTGGTTTACTTGTTGGATTAGCCTGAATTGATTGTCCAAGGAAATACTCATAGTATTTCTGTTTCTTTTTATATCCAGATCCATTCGCATCAGCACCAGTTCTATGCAGTGCAGAAGTAAAATACCCTGCATCATTTTGATCATGTTTCACATTAAGAACATAGAATGCAGCACAGGCCAGTGCGGCATTTTTTGGATCACTAATTAAAGAATTTGGATTGTTAATCAAATCAATATTTACACCTTTTGTTTTCAAGAAATTTTGAATTTGTAAATATCCTGGACGACCAGTTAGTTGATTGAACCCACGACCATAATACAACGCACCATCATTTGGTTGTGTGTTTCCAACTAACGATCCGTTACCCTCTGGACTATAAATCTTCTTAAAAAAATCTGATCTACTACCTTTCCAGCTTGCGTAAGGTGTCGCCTCAGAAGAAGATTTAAATGTTCTTTGAAAAATTTTAGCTAGTGTGTCTGCGCTTGGATAAAAGTAACCCTCTTCAACAGGTAACCATCCCGATTCACCACCACAAATACCAAGAATAGCAGCTTTGGCATATTTGCTTGTTAAACCAACTTGTTCACAAGCATCAATTAAATGTTGAATATTTTGTTTTGCTTTTTGCGGATCTGAGCTAGATCCTGGTGGAGGCTCAATTGGAATCGCCTTTTTAAGAGCAGCCTCAGATGGAGCATTTGGTGTAGATTGTTCGTCTAGATCTTCTGTTTTGGCGCCAGAAGAAGAAGGAACGGGAATAGAAGTAGCATCTTGTTTTGCTGCGTTTGAAGATGGAGTCGTACTCGACGCTGCTGAAGATGGTGCAGGAGTTACTGTTGATTCAATTCCTGCTTTATTCATGTATGTTGTTTCATCATCTAAATTAATTTTAGATAACGCATCGGCGCCAGCATTATTACCAACAGCAGCTGAAATATTCTGAGCTTCTTCTTCAGACTTACCTGCAGCGATAGCATCTTCATATGCCTTAACTCTAATATCTTGTAGTTGTGGGCGTAAATCAATAACAATATGTCTACCAGTGCCACCACCACTTGTTCCACCACCAGAAACATTTTGTCCACTGTCACTAACAGATTCTTTAGTTCCAACTTGTATTGGAGACCCATCTGCTGAGACAACAGGAAGTCCGCTGGAATCTGTTAGAATTCCACCATTTGTGGCAATAACATTTAAACCTGATTCTTCAATTGCGACTTGAGCAGCTTTACTTTGTGGAATTCCAGGTAATGTTCCAAGCATAATTGGTTGTTGCTGATCTTCATCAGCAAACATGATAAGAACCCATGTACCGTTAACTGGTCCAACTGGAGTTTGACCAATTCCGCTAATCGAAGCGGAAGTGATCGGTGTCATCGGATGCGCCCATGGGAGATCTTCTGTTGGTAGAATTATTTTACTTTCAGTATGTAGACCAACAACTCGAACTTGGCATCGACCAATTTCTAATGGATCATCTCTGTTCTCGACTACACCAGTATACATTTTCATCATGATGTTTTACCTGTTTTCAAATCAAATCTTAATGTGTCTTTAATTAATTCCATATAACACTCATGTTTTTCTTTATCGACTACATGGTTAATTGCTGCTATTAAATAATTTCCACTGTACATATTATCAATTGTGTCTTGTGGGGTATCTGCTTGACTTGTTGGTTGCTCTTTGAAGATTGTTATATCAACTTTCTGTCCAACCGTATAATCAGTTCTACCCTTCACTTTAATACTAACTCTAAACGCTTCAGCCTGTTTCATTCTAGAAATTCTATCTTGTATTGATTTATAATTTGAAACATCACCAAATTTACTAAACAGCTGATTCGCAACCTCGTCGCGCAGGATAGTTGCGTTTACTCTGGCAAGAATAGTATCTGTACTAATTGGAAACTTGTTTAATCTTGTTTCCTTGCCTTCGTTGAATTTTTTCAAATAGTCGTAATTGTATGTTTTATATTGTTTTGTAGTCATGTCATGGACAATAAGACGAGAAGCAAATGTTCCTGTTCTAACTCTGTCGATATAATCAAATCCACTTGGTACGCTCAAATCAAGTATTTTTGCATAATCTCTATCAATATTTCTGCGGGATCCACCAAGTTTATTAACATCATCACGTGATGTTCCAAAGGTAAATTTTTGTCTTGGTTCTATATCATTTAAAAAATCAAGAGATAAAAAATTAAAACCAGATCTGTTTTCAAAAAAACAATATGTGGTGCTTCCATTTAAATTGACAGCTTGTTGTAGAATATAATTAATACACTTTGCTGGCGACCAATAATTTGAAATAAACTTTGTAGTATTTTTTGTCTCTTCAACAATTAATGTTTTCTGACTATCTAATCCAGGAGATTTTTTAACAAGTTCCTTTGCGATATCAGAGATTTTACCAGAAAAAGTTTTACTAATCTTGTTGTTTAGATCTGCGACAGCATCCTCTGAAATAAAATGGAGTTGATATACTAGACTTTTCTCTGCTATATTTTCTCTTTCGGAAACCTTGTAAATATAGAATCTTCCTTTAATCTTACCAGCTTCCCTCAAACTAATGTCCAATGTTGGAGTAAACATTGATAGATCTAGATACTCCATGCCAGCAAACGGAAGATTGTTTATTAAATCAAGAGAATCTTTAATAATTAAAGAACCAGTAATAAAAGGACTAAACATATCCTCAAAAATTTGTATTGTAATTACTTGGTTTTTTATATCAAAGAATGTGTTATTAGCGAGCGATGTTATTTTAACATACTCAATATTAACATCACCAGCATTATGTAACTGCGATGATGAAGTTGATTGTTGCTGAAGAGCAGTGGCCATTATTAATTAAACATTTTAATATATTCTTTAACTACAGTGTCAAGAACTGGTTTAGATATAATTTTAATTCTGCGTTTTGATTCGTTTAATTTCTCTTCATATTGAAAATTTGTAACTCCATATGCGCCAATGTAATTAGAATTTACAATAAGAATATGTCCATCTGGAAACACAGCTTCATAGTGGTGTATAGCATTCATATTCTGATCACCAGCACCATATATCATCTCAGCACGTTTGAGTAGAGCGGTATAATCTAATGGAAAATCTTCACGATAATCATATCTATCGTTCGCTAACATTATAACCCAGTGGTAAAGAGGATTGCCATATATTTTACCAGCAATCATCTCTGGAGTTTCTCCATCGATAATATCGTATTCATCATAGGTTGTTATGTTTTCAAGAACTTGGCGAATAAATCTTACATTTGTTGTTATGTCTGTTACAACTTTTGTTGTAAGCAATCCGTCCGTGTCAACAAAATCATAATATATTTGTGGCATTGATGAGAAGTACATATTAGAAATTGTCCTCGATATCTTTCTTGGTAAGAATAGAAAGTTCTTTGAATGTTAAACTAATATTAATTTGAGTTGGCATACCATTCTCAAAGGCATTAAACATAGAGTTTGGTGTATAATTAACATTCATATCTGTCAATACACAAGATGTATGACGATTTAAATTCATATTCTCTACACCATTAATATAGTAAGAAATGTCAAATTCAGATGGATAAATGAACAAGAACCCGTTACTATCTTTATACTCTGGGTGCATGTGAAGTTTAAACATCTTAATAATTTCTTTAATCTTATTCGATTCATCAGAATTTCTTGGGAAGAAAGAATATTCAAAACTAAATGTTCTGAAATCCACGTTTTTAAATACCTGTTCTTTCTTTGGGTTTGCTGCCAATCCAGAAGCTGAAGATAACGCTGCTCCCTGTGGACCTTTAGATAGTGCTAAATTCGTGGCAATGGCACCGACAGCGCCAGTAACATTGGATTTTGTTCCTAGTGTGGCAATGGCTTTAAATACTTCAGTTCCCGCCACGGCAGCCATCTGAAAAGCTGCTGTATCTTCAGCGTCAAAAGCCATGGAATATCTTGTCTGTAGAGAATTGGGAATATGTAAAGCGATGGCGTTAGAAAGACGTTTCTGTTGTCTTGCCATTTTACCACCTGCTGCAAGTGAAACAATGCCTGCACCAAGAACTGGTGCAGCCACAGCAAGAGCTGCTCCCTTAATAGCTCCCTTTGCCACATTAACAATTCCACCACCTGTGGCGGTGGATCCACCAGCAAGTGCTGCGGCGGCGATGGTTACTGCCTCAGCCCCTGTTGCTCCAGCAATCGCCTGCGCCGAATTGAATGCTTGTTCGGAGTTCATACCACGTTTTCTTGAAGAAACTGCTGCAGCGCTCACTGTTTTTTGACCGCCACCCTTTAATATCCTCGAATCTTCTGCGACGTTTACATAGAAAATAACATAGTTACCACCATACTCTCTAGCATTGGAAAACAAGTCAGAAGGATATGTATGCTGACCAACACGATATTCGTTAGTTTTATCAAACTGTGTTGGACCACCAATCTGTGGATTTATGTCTTTATCTTTGGAGTCGAGCATTTTTCTCTAAATATATGTAGGAGTTATTGATATATTTATGTTCCACAAAAGAAAGTTTACACCAACGAACCCAAATAAATATTCGGGAGATCCGACGAACATCATCATGCGTTCGTCATGGGAGACCAAATTCGCTAACTGGTGTGATATGAATCCAAGCGTAGTTACGTGGAAATCTGAAGAGACTATTATTCCCTACAGATGTCAAACGGATAATAGAATACATCGGTATTTTGTTGATTTCCAAATACACATCAAAGATAAAGTTGGTGCAATAAAGACTTATTTGGTTGAAATTAAACCTTCCAAGCAAACAGTTCCACCAGTATTCCCTGGAAAACAAACTAAACGATATCTGGAAGAGTCATTCGCTTTCATCAAAAACCAGTCTAAGTGGCAAGCTGCAAAAGAATATGCAAAAGTCCGTGGTTGGGAGTTTATTATAATTACCGAACGTGAATTGGGCTTATAAATATATCCTATGGCGACTAGAACAACTACTCCAAACAAAGAATTGAGAGATATCTTTGAAAAATATCACTACGACAGGGATGTTGTAAAGAAGTCGCAGACTTGGTTTACACAGCAAATTCTTTTATTGAGCAAAAAACGTATTACACCAAATCAGGTTGTTAAGAATCAAGGCGCAAGTCATGTTTCAAATAATCTAATTCCAGGTAGAATGTATATGTTTTTTTATGACCCAAAGACTAAAGCTACGCTGCCATACTATGATAGATTTCCACTGGTTTTCCCATTTGCAAAAACTGAAGATGGGTTTATTGGTCTGAATATGCACTACTTACCACATAAGTTAAGGTTTACACTTATGGATAGATTATTGGTGTTTAAAAATAACGATAAATTCGACGAATCTACAAAACTTAGATATTCATGGGCAGCAATCAATGGTATGGCAAAATTCGCCATGGCAAAACCATGTGTAAAGAGATATCTTAAAGATCATCTAAGATCCCCATTGGTAAATATCGTTTCTCAGGATTGGGCAACTGCCATGATGCTACCAGTTGAAAGGTTCGTTGGAGCATCAAACGCTGCCGTATGGGCAGAATCTAGGAACAAGATATGAAAATTAGTGATTTCGTAGCAAATATATCTGGTGGGTTGGCTAGAACTAACAGATTTCATGTTATATTTACACCACCACAATCGGTAACTGTTGCTGGGTTAATGCCACAACAACAATTAATGATGTTGTGCGATCAAGTTCAAATACCAGGACTCAGTGTAAATACAACAGGAATTAGAACATTCGGTGAGGTTCGCGAAACCCCATACGAATATAACTATGAACCAATAAACATTCAGTTTTATGTCGATCAGAAAATGGACGTAAAAACTTTTTGGGATAGATGGATAAAAAGTATTCAAAAAGGATCAACAAGATCATTTAGATATTACGATGAATACGTCTGTAAAAAAATGGAAATATATGTTGAAAATCTATTAGATCAAAAAACATACTTGGTGGCACTATTTGAAGTTTATCCAAAAAGTGTCACTGCGATACAATTAGATTATGCGGCAAAAGATGTTATGAAAATACAAGTAACTCTAGAGTATAAGTATTGGTTGTCGACTAATGCTCAGGGCGATACTGGTGCACAAAATCAAAAAAAATCAACTGAGTTGATTGAAGTTCCGCAACCAACCATCACCGTGCCAAAATTTAAAGTACCAGATGCTCCGAAATATATGGGTCCTGGTGGGCTTGGTGTTCAGG